ATATTTGTATCTTGTAAATTTACAGTCGTTTTACCTTTTTCTTCTGCATAAGAAGGACTATATGGAGTAAAATCTCTGCCTGTATCAAATCTGATTCCTCTATCTGTTTTTTCTAGTATAATTTCTTTTAATTGTACACCAGCTTGTTCTAAACCTTTTGTAACTATGTTAGGAAATCTTTTAAAAAATTTATTAAATCGTTTTCTGACGTTTGGTAAATTAGAAGTTACTCTTGCACTTAACATTATCTAGTTAATCTTCTACTACCATGTAAAGATTCTCTTTCGTTTACAGAAATTGTTCCACTTTCATCGGAGTCATACTCTACACCATCTTCTAAAATTGCTTGAAACTCATTATTAAATTCACCTCTGTAAAACTCAATCATTCTTTCAAATCTATCTTTATCTGCCTCTGGTCTAAATTTTGTAATTGTTGGTAAAAAAAATTTATATAAAAATAAAAATGCTCCTGCTCTTTTGAATTGATCTAAATTAACTTTTGTGTCAACCATTTCTGCAGTATTTAAAACAGTAATGTCTGTATAAACATTTGTTTTGTAAACTGGCCACCAACGAATACGTAATTCTCTTAAAATATCATTTGTTGTTTGTGTAATAAAAAATGTTACTTCTGAAGATGTAGATGAAAAACCAAAATCATAAATGTCTGCTTGGTAGTTTGATACATCCCCAGCGTTGATTACATTTGCACCAGTATAATTAGCCATTATCTAATACCCATTATCCAATCAAAAATTTTTTTAATTTTTCTTTTTAGTTTTTTTAGCATGTTTCCTCTTAGGTTTTAATTCAACAACTTTGTCTGTTGTTTTTTTAATTTCTTTTTGTACAGGCTTAAAACCTCTCATAGTATAATGATTTATATTTGCCTCGTACTGCTCTTTTCTTCTTTTAATGGTTTTTTTACCATTTGTTAATTCTATATCCATAATATCTCCTTATATCCTATGGCGAGTTTCCTCGCCATAGAAAAGTAGTTATTAGTTGATTACTGACTCACCTAATATTTCTACACCATAAGAATCATGTAGTTCGCCAACTCCATATACTGCAGTTGCTACGATCTCGTCTGCTCTTAACGATGCATCTCTTTGAGTTTCGATTTTTAGGTCTTGCATCATAGCTAAACCTAAAGCGTCTTGATGGAACATACCACCTTTACAATTATCTGTATCAGTACTGCATTTTGTCTTAAAGTTGCTGATGCTTGGAAAAGCTTATCAACAGTAACTTCTTGACCAGCACCACCGATAGATGTTGAGAATCCATCAAACAAAGCAGTTAAGTCTGTGTCTATTTTTTTTGCAATTGCCTCACCAAACAATTTACCAATGTCTGCAGATACATTTCTTGGAGCAGAATTCCTAGCCATGTCCGTTAGCGTAGTCATAATTCCATTTTCTGATGCAGTAATTGATACTGATGTTGGGTTGATTGCTGTGTTAGATAAATCAGATGCCTCTGATACAGCAGATGCACTTACTGCACTGTATATCGGAACTTCAACTGACTTTCCACCACCAGCGATAGCATAGTTTTTTACAAGTGGTCTCATTGTAGAAACTTCACTTGCTACGAACAATGCTTCAGCGACTATTTCTGTGTACAACTCGCTGAGTGTTGAACTGGTTGTCTCGTTTGCCATTTTATTTACCTATTATTTGTTATTTGTTAAGTTTATTTGAACAGGACTTGAATCTCTTTTTCTGCGATACTCTGCATACTTCTGACGATCTTCTGCCTTGCTCATATCTAAATCACTGATTTTAAAAGGTTTAACAGTTTTTCCCTCAATACTACTCTGGCTCCCTACACCAGACAATGACCCTTTCGAGAAATGTGGGTTAGTATCTAAAAACTCTTTTACTGATTCTTCAATCGTAAGTAGTTCCCCTTTGTCGTTATACCTAATATTATTATGTTTATCAAGTATTTCAATGCGATTATCATCTGACAATTTAATATTGTTTTTCATCAACTCTACAATTTGTTGAGGATTTACTGCATTCATTTTAGATGCTACTGACATAACAGAATTGTCAATTTTTTCTTTTTTGATCATATTTTTCATATTAAGTAACTCCTGATCTTTCTCTGCTATTCTTTCTTTCATAAGCTTTTCTATTTCAGCTTTTGTTTTAGCATCTTGTAACTGCTTTTCTTTTAACAATTCATCATCTTTTTTCTTTTGTTCGTCAAGTTGTCTTTGATGTTTTGTTTTTTCTGCCTCTAATCTTGATTTAATTATGTTATCAAGTTGAGCCTGTGTAAATGTTTGCTCTGGTGCTTTTTCTACAACAGGTGTTTCTTCTTGTTTGTTTTCAGTAGTTTGCTCTACTGCTTTTGTTTCTTCTGACATGTTTTCTCCTATATTATTAGTTTGCCGTTATCGTCATACCAATCTTTGTTGACGAATGACCATTGATGACGACAATTATAACCACCACGAACTATCAAAGGATTACCAGCTTTCTTGCCTTTCCAAGATCGTTGCCATAGTTTTTTGACTTCATCAATTGTGAAAAGTCCATTTCTTCTTATATCAAGTTTTCCTGTTCTGACAAGCCTACAAAACTCTCTAGTTGTAGGTATATTTGAGCCTTGATATTTAACAAAAGTAAGACCTGCATCTTTAGACTTTGCAAGGTTAAGTTGTGCATCAAACTCTCTTAATGAATCATTTAGTATTTGACCAGCATATCTTTTCATATTCTCTCCAGCCCTATCTCTGGCAAATTTTGATTGTAAAGTCTGAATGTTTTTATCTAGTCTTGCTCTTACAATTTTACCTTTTGCAGTTCTTTTGTCTAGTCTACGAACTCTAACTTCATCTTTTTTAATTTTTTTAACTAATTTATTTACTTCTTTATCATCTGCACTAGCATATATACCATTGATAGTTTGTCTTAGTTCTTTTTCAAGTTCTGTAAATTCAACACTTGTTAAAGTAGATTGATATATTTTTTCAGTTAATCTTCTTGTAAAAGTATTTGATACATCTTTAAATTGTGTGAATGATTGCCTTTTTAAATTTGTAATTAGTGTTAAATCTGCATTAGTAAGTTGCTGAAACTCTCTAGGTATATTGCCAATACCTTTAAATGCTCTCTCGATTCTTTTTGCTTGTTTTGTAAAACCCTCTCTGACAACTCTATCTGACCAAGCTAAATATTCCTTTTCAAGTATTGCTCTAATCTTTGGTTGCATAGATACTGCAATTTTAAGATCATATAATCTTTCTAAATCATCTGTTGGTAAAGTTCTACCAGCAAGGCTAACAACTTCTTTTTCTATTTTATCAAGTGTTGTTATTAGAGATTCGTAATATTTTGCCTCAGCAATTTCTATTTGCCGTATTCTATACTCTGCAAAATCTTGTACTTTGTCTGCCATTCATTAAACTTCTTCTTCTTCAACTTCTTCATCTTCTTGTGTAGGCTCGTCTTGTGTAAATTGTCCTGTTTCTGCTTTTGAATCTATTTCATCAAAAATTTGTGATAGTTTTTCATCGTCATCAACAACTGCTCTAGCAATTTCTTTATCAACTTCTTTAGAAAATGTAGGTGATCCAATATTCATAGACTTTGCCTGTTGAAAATAAACTAAATCACTTGCATAATCTCTAATGTTAAATGAATCAGGGTAATTTATTTCGCCATCAAATGTTGTATTTTGAAACTCTGCATAAAGTTTAAATAATTGTTCTTCTGCTAATTGCAAATTATCTGCCTTTTCTGAAAGCCTAGCATTTAATAATTCAAATTCTGTTTGTAATGCAATACCTGATGACACTTGTTGTCTCGTTGTTCTAACTGCTCCTGTGTGTGCAATTCTATTTATAGATTCTACTTTTTTAGTAATTGAGTCCATTATTGCAGATAAATTTTGTCCTGATGGTTGCAACAAATATGGTTTTAAATTTGGCTCCATTTCGTCTGGCATTTCAATAACTGCTCCAGCACCAGCACTCGCATTGACGCCATTTGTTTTAACTAATGATGGGTGGTTTGTTAATCTTATTAATTGTTCAATCTCTGAATACTCGTTGTATATTGCTTTTTGTAAATCTGCTATATCTACTAGGTCAGATTGACCAATGCCTCGTTTGTGTGACTTTGCATTGTATAAAATAACTGCTGGTATTTTGCCAATCTGATTAGTGGCAGTATCTATTAATGTTGGCTCTGTTCCTATGTCCTCTACATAAATAGTATCTACCCTATCAGGAAACCATAATCTCATATATGAGCCACCAGATTTATCTACTTCTTCTCTTATTTTTAAGTAGTTTAGTTCGTACTTTCCATTTATTTGTCTTTCAAAATTCCAATCTAATACATTTTCTGGTGTTACCGTTGATACGTAAGGTCTTATATCTTGCTCAAGTTCTTCTGCTTTTGTATTTGTTTGTATTGGTGGCTTATCTAAAATTAAAAAACAATGTCCATAAATTGATGCATAGTTTTGTGCTTGTTTCATAACTGTTGTAAAACTATTACCCTCAAGATCGGCATCTTTTAAGAATGATTCTAAACTAGCCTCATCTTGCATATTACCAAAGTCTCTACTTGCTTTTACTCTAAATAAAAAAGATGAATAAATTTGTATGATATTTTTACAATGGTTATCACAAGGAGTATTAGCTAGTCTTTGATTAAACTCGTTATCAAGTTCTAAATTATATCTGTTGAGATATTGACCAAGTGTGTAATCATATCCTCCGTTGTAACTACGCACATAGTATTGCCAATTGTTAACTGTTTCTTGATAATCTTTGTGTAATTCTAATGCTTCATCTCTAGAGTATGCCATACTATCTCTGCTTTATGTTCCATCTTTGAGGTCTAAAATCACGAGGTGTTGATACTAAAGGTTTTACAATTTCTGTTAAATATCCAATTGCGTCATTCATGTGATCATAGCCTTCTTCCTTATCAGGAATATTTGTATTTTCTTTGTATATTTGTCTTTGTAAACCTTTTATCATAATTTTGCAAGATGGCGATATAAAAATGTACCTCTTACCATCTGCAGACTTTAGTCTTGAATTAACTGCATTAACCCTATCTCGGATTGGACTATGTTTTAATTTACATTTAACACTAAACCCAGCATTCTGTAAAATTGTCAAATCTGTTCTACCACCTGCTGATGTTTTTCTTTGACGACAGGCTGGATCTGGATAAACAAAAATTCTAGTTTTTGTTCCATATCTATCTCTAATCTCTTGTACCATTTCATCTGTATTACTTGAATAAATTACTATCTCATCTACAAAATGTATTTTATCTCTATCAATTTGTGCAACACAGGCACTCATCGGATCTACGTTAAAGTCTAATCCTATGTGTAATGGTTTTTGCCAGTCAATCTTTTTTTCTTGAACATTGTCAACAGCATGAAAATTGTAATAGACAGCACCAGCATAATTCTCAAATGTACCCTCAAACTCTTGTCTAAATGTTCTAATGTCAATATCTTGTTTTGCTTGTTCTATTTCTTCTTTAGGTACCATACCACCCTCTAAAGTAGTAAATTGAAAACTATCCCACTCCTTATCTCTTTTGCCTTTTTCATACATTCTGTAAGACCAATTACCAAAGCCTTTAGGCGACCCACACATTAAAACATCGCCTTGTGTATCTGAAACAGATGCCCTTAAAACCTCTGTCCATGCTTTCTCATCAATGTCTGCAAATTCATCAAGTATTAAAAAATCTAATCCTACACCACGCAATGAATCGTAGTTCTCACAACCTTTTAATGATATAATACTCCCTGTTTTTTTTATCCTTATAGATAAATTTGTTTCGTTTATAGACTCAATCCAATTAAAATCAGATAACATTTGTTTTAGCTTTAGCCATACAATTTCCCTAGCCATTTTAAATGTAGGTGCTACATACCATATTGTTTTACCTACTTGTGTAGCAAACTTCATCATTTCTATAAGAGGTCATAGGAATAATGACTACTAGG